TCACGTTGTTCCAATTTTTGTCCTCCACGTTGTTCTTGACTTGGGTAAGTCGGTGCTTTACGATTCAATTCTTCAACTTGATTTTGTAAATCTTCGATTTCTTTTTCAAGTTGTTCTTTTTTTGCCAATTTTTCATCCAATTCTTTTTGGATGTCTTCCAGGCTCTTTTCAATTGCTGAAACTTCTTCATCGTTTCCAGCTTGATCCAATTTCTTCGCTTCAAGTTCAGAGCGTTTGTTCAATTCCTTGATTGATTTTTCAAGCTCTACTACTTCATCTGCTTTATTGCGCATACGAGCGCCCAAAATCAATAATTTGTTCATAAATTAAATTTCTCCTTAATTTCTTTCTTGCGCTTATCCAGCGCTTCACGATTGGCACGCTGTTGACTTTCAAAGTCTTTCTGTCGTGCAGCAATTTCCGTTTGCGGATAGGCTGGGAAAGTACATGGACTCACTTCAAAGATTTCTAATTCTAAGATAGTGTCCAGGTACGAACCATCTGCTTGCTCTTCCGTGTTGATTTTGATTGGGATGAAACCAAAGCTACATCCAATCACATCGCCACGCTGAACACGAGCATAGGCCCCAACAGCTTGCGGATCATCCTTGTTGATGATGATATCACCGTAAAGTCCGATTTCATCAACTCCTAAAATGACCGTCCTGTTACCAGTACGACCAAGCACTAAACTATCATCATGGTTAAATAATGCCCTGATGTCAGCTCCTTTGATAGCTTTTTCAACGCCCTCACGTTTGATTACCTCAAAGTAACCCGGCCATAATTCAGTAACTTCATCGAACTTGATAAAGTACCCGCTCAAAATCAAATCACCAGTATCACTTTCTTCTCGTGTCTTGAACTGAGCAGTACGATAACTATTCCGTTTGTTCATTCTCTTCCTCACCCCCTTTCAGTTTCTTTTGGTCCCCAAGTCTGTCTTGCGGTAGATAATTTTCAAGAGCGAGGAGCTCATCCATGTCAGGATCAGGCGGCATCCCAAGCCAATCCCTCCACTCGTTGCGACGCATTGCCATGCTTTTAGTCATCTGTTCAGCAACTGAAGATAACTCTGTAATGTCATACGAATAAAGCGAGCGAGCATTAAGTTTGAAATACCGATTATTTGAAACGAGTAAGTCTCTCGTTAAGGTCTGAGTGATCGTCGTAGCAATGCTCATGACCGTTGTATTGACAAAGTTGTTGTATTCTTCTTTGTCAAAGCTACCAACTCCCAAAATAAAAGCTGGAACCCCCAAAAGCCCAGCAACTGTTTTCTTGTCAATTTCAACAGATTCATTGATAGCAATATCTTTCAAACTTAATGGCTTGACCTGTTCAACCTCTAGCAAGGCATCAGGAATAATCCACGGCTCACCAGCTTGACTCGTGCTAAGATATTTCTTAGCGACCTGGTCACGTCCCTCTTGTGTTCCTAATTCTCCACTCGAAGAATCAACCTTAACAATCAAGCTAGGAACGTTCTTGCCACTCATGAACCCTTTTTTAATTTGAGTTGCAAGGTTTAAATTCCTAACAATATCCCTCAGAGCAAGTCTGTAGCCAGTTCCTACAAATGGATTGTCTGGATCTGGGTTGATTACAAAGTGCACGATTTCACTTGGGTTGTAGTCAATACCACGATAATTCACGATATAACCAACACCATCACTTTTGAAAGAAACCTCACTCATTGCGAATGGTCTCAGGTTCAAAATATAATCATTCACAGGATCATACTCAACATGAAGAACTGAATTTCCGTCACCAAATAGCAACAGGTCACGCACAATCTTGAAAATCCAAGTTTTGCGAGTCATGTTGTCGCATGGGTTTACATCAATCTTGCGAGCAAGTCCGTCTTTTATTCGGATATCGCCTTTGTCGGTATTCTCCATCAAGTGAATAGTCATGTTTGACACCATGTCAGCAATCTTGTTGACCGCAGCAATCACATCAGGATTGCGAGCTAAAGGCACATAGCTATCACCGTCAATATAAAGCCCAAAATCTGAATGAGTGATAACATTCGTTCCACCTCGACTCTTACCACGTTTCAAAAACCTATCTAAAAGCCCCATCTTTCCTCACCTCCTTTCTCTAATCAAAGAAGCTCATGACATTCTGATTCTTACCAAGATTAGCAAGAGCCTGAATGCAAGCAAAAACGCTGGCATCGAACAAGTCAATTCTTGCAGTACCACCGTCACCGTCTAATTTCTCATATTGCACAGCATCGTCCACCTTTTCAATTGCTCTAACGTTGCTCACACAGTATTCGTAAGCGTCAGAATGAAGATAGTAAAATTCTTTATTCTTAACTTTGAACTCAATCCGTCTGAACCCCTCTGATTTCAGATAAAAAAGCTGAGGTTGGTCAATCATCTTAAACCGAGCTTGTTTCATCTTCGTCAGAAACTCACGGCCAAACTTCCTATCCATCCCAACAGCAGCAATCTTGAACCCTTTCTCCCTCATCTTGATAAACCATTTAACAATATCATCATAGAGTACGGTCGGAGTATTGCTCATCGTCAGCCAACCATCAGACTGCCAGCCAAAGAGTGGAATCCCGTCATCATTGGCTTTCTTTTGAGCGTTGACACGAGGAAAGAAAGCGTGTGTGATGCAAATATCAACATCTTTCTCGCCATCATGGTAAACCCCATAAAGAGCAGCTGCGGTCAAGTCATGCAACCTTGACAAGTCAGCTCCACCATACCACTGGATAGGCAAGCGTGCCAATTCTTCCAAAGTCCAATCGTAACAACTGTCTGAAGCAATAAATTCATCAGGATTGAAATAAGCGTTCATTGAGTTTGTAAAGACATTCAAAGTCTTGTTGAAGAACTCATTCCTAGTCTGTGGATCATTCATAGCCTGCTCAGCTTCTTCTCTCAGAGCTTTGAGCGATACTGTTACACCCCACGAGGGGTTGGCTTTTTTAAGAACATTCTCGTCCAGGTAATCGCCCACGTCTCCATCAGTCGTCTGGTCAGCTTTGCAGATAAACATGAACAAGGAATCATCCTTGACCAATTGTTTAAGGACCTTTTGACAGTATTTCAAACGGTTAGCAAGGAAACCAGTAGGAATATCACCAGCCGTAGAGATAACAAAAAGCATACTGTTTCGGTATGCTGACATTGTTTTCTTCATAAGACCGTACTTCTTGCTGTTTCTCATCGTGTGAGCTTCGTCTAGGATAATTACGTTACCGTTCAATGAGTCCAAACGGCTTTCATCGTTGGCCAGTGCCTGGATAAAGAAAGAACCCTCGATACCAAAATTAGCAGTGATTGAGTGTTCCTGGTTGTTATCCTTGATACGAATGTTCTTGTCATTCCATCGCTCTACATTGAATTTTAAGAATCCAAAGGCTTCCATAGCTTGCTTGACCGAGTTGGCCACGATGTAGCATTTTGAACCGCTGTCTGTGTCTAATATCTGATAAGCAAGAGCGATTGCAGCAGTAAATGAGGTTTTCCCATTCTTCCTAGCAAGCATGATAAGCGCTTCTTTGAACCTGCGCTCGTTTGACCCCTTGTAGTAAAATCCAAATAGATTAACAACCACAAAGTGTTGCCACGGTTGCAAGAGTAATGGCTTGTTACGGATAGATACCGCAAACATATCATCGCCCTGCTGATGGACTATCGTGTTTTCGATGAAGTGAACAACGAAATCAACGATATCCTCATCCATTTCAAACTCTGGATTGTCAAGATCACGAATGAACCTTTCAGCAGCAAGAATGTTTTCCTCGCAATGTTCCTCTCTGTGAGATATGACATGCTGAGCATACTCTTTCGCTTTATCAAGATTGCCCATTGCCAGTCACTCGCTTCTTTTTGATTTCGTTCTTGAACTTCAGGACCTCGGTAAGAACTGAATCCCCTTCTTGTTCTACTACCTCACCGAGAGACTTCGGATTCATCATCAGCTGATTAGAGTAGCTGAGGATGTCTTTCCTCAAAATTTCCATCGCTGTCAAGATTGGAACTTTGCGCTCATTCTCTGCACCAGCCTTATTGACGTAGGTGTCTGTTACTGGATAACCCATGTCAGCATAATCTTGAGCAAGTTTCTGATACTGATAGAGCATACCTGCAAAGATGTCAATGATCATTTCAAACTCTTTACGATAAGTGCCCAAGTCTTTCATCTGCTTGACCACTTTTGACTTAATCGACTTCGCTGTAATTGGTTTAGCCAAAAACTACCTCCTTCCGTCAAAATCGCTTAGTTTTTACCCCCTTTTTGTTTGAAGGCCCCCGACTTGGAAAAAGTTCCCTTCAC